CTGATTGCGTCAACGTAAGATACCCACACGTTGAGACTATTGGCTGTGTTACATACAGCTTTCAATACATCACCACTTTGCAATATTATCTTAGCTCCACCATCTATCAGTTCTAAGCTAGAACCGTAGGGGATGTTAGCATTCTTTATAATATAGCTGTCAGCACTACCACCTGAAGCACTTGATGTAATATATACATCTGCCGTAATAGCTGCTGATGCGTGAATGTTAGCCAAGCGAATACCCACGATTGCATCATCGCTATTGCTTGTCATAATTGTTCTGGCAGTATCACCTATGGCTACATCGCCACTACTGTCGGATGCTACTGCTCTTTCAAAGTCTTGTGCCATAATGTCCTCACTTGTTCCACTTCTTTAGTGGACAGTCGCTCCATTGCATTGATGTTTTAGTTTTGATGGCGCATCTGCATTCTCTACACCAACTAATACCGCCAGTTACTGCGTAGCGGTCACACGCTTCGCATATTCCACGCCTACGGTCACGCTCTTCTTCACTCGCTAAACCTAATGTTATACCCATTATAACGCAATCGCCATAGCTACGCTGAAACCTGCTGTTGCACAGCTACCACATGTGTCAGCTGCTAATGATATGCTCCCATCTCCATTAGTTATTGTCATACCACTACCGGCAGTTAGTGTTCCTACTGCAGGACCACTTGTTCCACCTATCAATAGCTCTCCACTTGCATCCATTGCTACTGCAGCTACTGTATCTGTGCCACTATCCTGCGTAATAAGCACAGCTTTGTCAGCTAAAGAGGTAGCATTAGTACCACCGTTAGCTACTGGCAATGTACCACTTACATCAGCCGTGAGTGATGCGTCACCTACTGACCAAGTACCGCTATCTACTCTCGCTACACCCGTACTGCTGGAGGTATCAATATTCGTACCCCCATATGCCGCAGCTACTCTAGTGCCTTGCCATACTCCGGTACCTACCGTACCAACAGTAGCCAGTGAACTAGCCGAAGTGATGCTGTTCTGCGCAGCCGTAGTGATTGTGCCTTCGATATTACCGAAGATAACATTACCGGCTGAACCAGATGTGACCTCGCTAGATATACTAGCGTCTGGTATAAACGTCAGCTTGGATGCGCTATCATCGTACCCAAAGAAACCTATCTTAGCTGCACTACCGTTGTGCCAACGGAATGCAACCCCACGGTCTTTGTTATCATCACTTCCGGGCGCTGAATCACCACCCACCATTATAAGTGGGTCATCTACTGTTAGTGTGGTGCTGTTCACGGTAGTAGTGGTGCCATCTACCTGTAAAGGACCATTCACTATTATCGAACCTGTGCCGTTAGGTGTCAGCGTAAGGTCACCATTACTGTTGGTAACACTAATAGTGTTACCATCTGCTTTCAAATTATCTACTCGTAGGTCTGTAACCGCAGAGTTAGTACCGATAGTTACTCCATCAATAGCACCACCGTCAATATTTACTGCATCTGCTGCCTGAGTAGAGATAGAACCGACACCAATACTGGTACGTAATGTTGCACCACTCTCTGCTACAGGGTCAGTCGTGCCGTCACCGACAATCATTTCGCCATCAGACAAGACAGCCATAGCAGTTACTGCACTAGTTCCGCTTCCTAATAGGACACCACCATCAGTCAAGCTGGTAGCACCAGTACCACCTTTAGATACTGCTACGGTCTTGAGATTACCATCATTCTCCAAAGCTACTGCTAGTCTGGTCTTTACGTCCGTGACTGAGCCAGCAGGGTCAGTGCCTAGTTCTGTCTGGGTTTTTATAATGGCATCCCGTACTAAGTTTGCCCACTGTGCGACCGGTGGGGTATAAATAATAGCACCGGCAGTATGAGCAGCAGCTGTCGTGCCTCCTCTGGCACGTACCACAGTAAAGGTTGCACTACTGATTGAGTCTACCCACATTATCTCGCTATCTATTAGTATCCAGTTATTAGCTGAAAAACCAGAGATAGTTGCGGTAGCTACTACCGAGGTAACACTACTGTTAATATCAGCGTTGAGCGCAAACGTCTTGGCATTTACAAAGTCTGCGCCCAGCGTAGCCGATGTATCTAATGCTGCTGGGTATCCTGATGCGGTTGGTTCTGCCATAATATTACTCCTCTACCAATTCTTTTGCTCGCCCTTCTTGGACTACCTGCATTTCCTTAAGTTCTAGCCCTGTTTTATTGTGTATGTCCTGTCTACCACTCTTTAGTGTAGCCTTTAGCGTCTCTACTACATCCATGCTAGTTTGAAATTCTTCTCTATATGTGCCTACGAATGCTCCTTCTTCACTGTATATAGGCATATCTATCAACATTTTTACTGTATCTTCGTCAACTAGTGTGGCATTGATTGCGACTTGCATTCCTAAATACTTAGGTATCTTCATGTTATGTATCCGTAGCTAATGTCTTCACTGTACCGTCACCGAATTTTACCTTCAAATCTCCATCCGCACTATCAACATAAATTTGCGCCCAGCCTGACGCAGTGCTGGGGGCTGTCACACCATCTACAAGTGCTGAATTTTTGTGAGTAAATGTCCCAGACTCAGTAATGCCTGCTACGATAGTAGGTGTACCGTCTACGTCTGTATAAAATACAATATCGTCTTCAGCCCCGATATGTAAATCTTCGGGTTGATAAGTGCCACTGCTATCCGCACCAGACCATATCTTTGCAGTTAAATCTGAAGTGGCATTGTAAGAAAAAGCATCTACATCGTAAAAATTTATAGACATTGCATTCTCAAAGTCACTATCCGCAGGATTATGGAATAAAAAGTTTTTGTAGGTACTTCCAGTCAACGAGGCTATTCCCAGCCCCTCGCCCGGCAAAGTAAACATATATATACTATCATCAGTAGCTAGTTGTACATGTGCCTTTTGTGTGCCGGAGGTATTCTTAAATCTGATAAAATCTGAACTACCACCGCTAACGTCTTGTGCAATAAACCCTGTACTGTCTACCTGTATTCCAGCCGTCTTGTTGTACATCACCAATCCGTTGGTAGCGTCCCACGACATAAAATTATTTGCTAACCCTACCGCAAAACCTGATGTGTGGTCAAGTGGTCCCGGACTACCTGAATAACTTAAGAAACCATCTAAAGAACCAAGACGAGCATAGCCAGTCAAATCACCATCAGCATCTGTTCCGGTTCGCTGGTCTACACCGAGGAAAGGTGACGACTGACTACCACTAACTGTATTTGATATACGAGGGAATGCGTCTTTGAAATATCCGCTGATACCGTGTGTACCCCAACCTGTTCCAAGATTACCCCATGTTGCAGTAGCACCTTCACGAAACTCGCCCCAGTTAGTTGACCGTTGTCCGGTAAGAAATGCCCTACCTTTTGCTACGCCAATCTCACCTTTAGAAAATACCTGTGCAGTTCCAGCGATAGCTCTATCTACAGGAAAACGAAAACCACCGGTAATAGCTGTGCCAGCTTCACGCACTCGCATCCATTCTACCCTTGCTGCGGTGGGTTGAAATTGTATGTTGTCGCCTGCACGTAGGTCATTGGTCTTTACGTCTATTGACTCATCACCAACTGCTATATCAGCTATCAGGATAGCCACACCAGAGGCAACAATCATCTCGCCACCGTATGCGGATTGGGTACCCTGTACCACACCTGTAGTTTGTAACTCACCCCTAGCAGTAATGTTACCAAACTCAGCGTCACCACTACCTTCTATCTTGAAGCCAGTGGTGCCTGATGTGAATCCATCAGACTGAATGTACCGCTCAACTGCGAGGTCTCCCGCAAGTATCTTACTGGCACTAATAGGTCCTAAATCTACATGGGGATGGGTACCGTTAGAGTTTACCATGCCCTCTAGCGAGCCTATCCGCTCTTGTAGTACATGTATTTGGTCTAATAATTCACGGGCAGTCGCCATATCTAACTCCAACTCCAGTGGGTCGATACCCAACGAGAAGGCAAACGGACCTCCGCGTACCGAGAAGGTATCAATATTGGCTCTAAGCCAATTCTCCAATAATAATTCATCCAATATGATTGTGTCTGAAATATCCAGTACCGTATAACCCATACGTTCCATGACATCACGCTGGTTATCATCCCGCCGAGTTGCTTCAAGGCTTTGATGCCAACGCCAACCCTGTACACGTACAATGAGATTACGGGTAAAGAATATATAGTCTGCCACCATACCACCCAAGAACACTCTACCACCCAGCAACGAACTTTGGAAATCGAAGTCACCGCCCGGCACAAACTTCCTTGCCACCAGTGCTTTATAGAATATACGCTCAGGTAAGGTGCCATTGATACCCTGCGCTGCCCGTAGTTCTTGTGGATTCTCTGGTCCCACCAACCCACGGCGTGGTCCCCGTCTATGCAAAATGAAATCATCATCTTGGACATCAATCGGTGTAACAAACTTGTATTGCCGCAGTTGTAACGGTCTTTCTTCTGGTTGTTTACGCTTCTTGATATACCGCAGTATGGTTTTACTTGGTTTATAGAACGGTATAAGAGCAGGTTTTTTAGCCACACTAGCCCACCTCCACCAGACTGACACGGATACGATGCTCTACATCACCATCATCTTGACGTGACCGTGCCACCTCTGAGACGCTACTGACATATACATTCTTGCTTTCGTTCAGTAACGTAGTAAAAGCTACTGGCGCTGTGCTTGCTCTCGCTGTAGCTATCTCACTGATAATATCACCAGCAGATTTATTGCTTGCCAGACCAGCATAAGTACCATCTGTAGCGGCTAATATATCAAATGAGTACCCGTAAGCCACGTCCGGTCGCATCAAGTATTTCATATGATAACCTTTGAGTGCAGGGCTTTGTGCCGTACTATCGGTGTCAAGGTCAAATTGTAATTGTATTTTCTTGAACTCTACAGAGTTAGAGAACTGCAATACCTGTGTGGGGCTGGTAGTTACTGTGCCTAGTGTTGTAAAACTTCCGTCATCTAGCGCATACTTCACAATAACAGTACGGTCAGCTGTGCAGTTATTTGTTTCAACCATAATCTCACGGGCAGATTTAGTGACCCGTTCAAACCCCATAGTATGTGCAGAGGTGAATAAGGAGTGGGTACCGGTAGCAATAAAGTTAGCGTGCGGTAACTCTGACAACGATTGTAGTTCTATATAAGCCGTAATATCAGACGAACCGTCAATGTTGTACCACAGGAAATCATTATCTGTATCTATAGCTAACATAGAAATAGTACCTGCCCCATTAGTGATTGGGTCTAATAGTTTGTGCCAACCTACTCCATCATATGCCAAGATGGACTCAGTGTAGGTACTTTCGTTAGTTCTAGCAGTGCAATAAAGGTACCCGCCCCGCGCAGTAAAGTTCTTGAAGCTACCATACTGGGTGAACGGAAATGTATCAGTAAGTCTGGGCGGGCTTACATCTAATAAAGTAGCACCCGTCCAGCGATAAACACGGTGTCTAATGGGGAACCATAATGCTCCCATCCAATTAACCAGACTATTGAAGTTGTCGCTGTGTGCTTCGGTGGAAAAGTTCAGCACCCTACGGGCAAGGAAACCCTCGTCGTTATTGACAATCCACAACCCATCATCCCTTGCGGCATACAACGCATTAGAGAAACTAGTCAGTGCTTTTACACCTTTGCCCGGCGGTCCTACTTTGACAACACCGGTGTCAGCCGCACCACCACCCTCTAGGTCAGATAAGTCTTCCTGACCGGCGTAGTGTAGAAAATGCTTATTACGTTCTGTAAACCATTGGTATTGTCCATGAATGGCAGTCTTATCAAAGTCAGTAGCGGCGGCATCTATACCTGCGTTTGCCCAAGAGCTTGCGCCACCTGAAGCAGAGTATTGTATTCTGGCTGAGGTAGGGCATACAAATATATTGGTACCGTTAGTGAATAGCGCATTGACAGAGCCAGAATATACACTAGCCCATGAGCCAGCGGCACCAGCACTACCGGGTGTGAATTTTCTCACCCCACTACCAGACTCGCTTCCCCATGTATACCAACTACCACCAAAGTTTATGCCACCATCTTTGATGCTTTGACCGGTCTCAGAGCTTACCGGTTGAGTCATTAGCATAGCCATGTCAGACTGGCGTGTGTCTATATTACCAGCAGTACGCTCGTAACCTGTTCCATCGGTAAACCGTTGGAAGCCAAACCCGTGTCTAAAATCTACTTGTGATAGCGTCTGGTACAAACCTAGCTCGGAAAAAGCAATAGACGCACCTGCCGGTGAAGCACCGCGGGGTGCAAAGTCTACTACGTCTCTGCGAGTCCACGAGCTGATGTCTATGCGGTAAGGTTTGCCGTTCAGGACGACATCGCAATCTACACCAACTATTGCCATTAGAAGGGATACTCCAGTGGAGTGTCAACAACGGTTTCCTGCTCAATCCACATAGTGGATTTAGGAAGCCTGAATTTATTCTGTAATTTGTAGACCTCTGCCATGCTCTCATACATCTGTTGTAAGTAACGATGGCGGTCAGAGTCTGCCCTGCTGTCACCTATACGACTGGCATGTAAGTAAGCCAGTGCTTTACGGATGATATATTCTCTTGGTACAACAGTAGTACCATTGTCGGCTGTTAGCCGAGCTGGTTTAGCAACATATACTACCCGTAACGAGTGTCCTGCATGAGCAGAATAGCGGCTAGTCAGGTATGTGGTGGCGGGCCAAAAGGTCTGGTCGAATCTAGCTGCTACTATTCTGTGCCAGTCTGCCACCTCTTCGGTAATGTTTTTAATAACGTACTTAGATGTGCTATCAGGGTTGGTACCCCACGCAGAGCTAACAGTCAATGCAGTACCAGTATTGCTAGAAATGGTACGATTTTGTCCTTTGCCAGTACCATGATATATAGCGACCTGCATATTAGCAAACGCATTAGTTGTCCAACTTTTGGTACTATCTGTTAAGCTGGTGTTACCACCTGCCGACGCAGTACCTTTGTCTTTCTCGTTTACTGACTCAAGCCACATAGACAACACATAATAAGGCGTGCCGGGCAAGGTGTATTCTAATGTGTCTTGTGTGAGAGCTGTAGTTTCGTCAGTAGTTACCTCGAAGAACTCGGGGAATCCATCCTCAATAGCAGAGTTTATAGCGTCATGTATCTGGTCAGCCGTAAAACCTGTGTGTATTTCATATGTAGTACCGCTACCCGAGGCACTACCAAGCGCAGGTAACCATGTTAATGTGCCACTTGAACTGGCGAAATCATTGATTAGACGAATAGAACCAGCTGATGTCAAATATAAATAAGAGCCATTCCATACATCATCTGCCTGCTTTAAGCGGGTGGCGTCGACTAACGTGGTGGTACTTCCGGTGGCGGTCGATGTACCACTGGTACCAACACGCTGAAAGAACTCCATTCCCAGCCTGCGACATAATTCGTGCCTTAAATCACTGCGCGTTACGGTAGGCTCTGCCATTATCCTGCCAGCCTTTCACTCGCTGTACTAAATTCAGTATCTATTTCGCGCATTCTACGCTCTACCTCGTTGTAAGGTTTGATGTTATCGGCACTCAATACTTCAGCACGCGCTTCATATTCTGCTTTTTGTTTGTCGCGATTATCTAATTGTTCCTTTACTTGTATAGGCACTTCTACTTCTTCGTTGGGTGGAAATATATACGTAGCCGGACCAAGCCTAACAATCTCTGGCTGTACTTCAATTCCTTTTGGTGTCTGTACTATTGTGCCAGTGCGTTTCACTTTTACTGTGGGAGTGTTTGCCAGTGCCGCTTTGAATTTTATATTGTTAGCAGCCGCTTCAGCTTTGGCGTACTGCATTGACGTTTTGACATCATTCATAGCTGTGGCTTGTGCCTTTTCCCGCACATCAGCTGGTACAGCATCAGCGACTGCCCGCCATTCGTCAACCAATTTGGCACGGTCGTTCTCCCAACGTCTTACTGCCTCTTGTTGTTCGGCATGATGTTGCCTGAGATTAGTTACGCTATCAGCCAACGACGCTTGATGTTTGTCGTACTTATTCATACGGTCAAGTATAGAGTCCTGACCCTGTAGAATTTGCTGTAACACTAAAGCCACATCAAGGGCTTCAGTATCTGGCATAGTCAAGAACTCGTCACTTTCAAGAGCTTTGACTGCTCTATGGTTAGCCTTCATAAACTTATACTCCCTCAACAAAAAACGGGCGACAGGCTATGAGCCACGTCGCCCGTTTTTTTGCTATTATTCTGGGCGGTCGCCCATTTTAGTTACCGACAACGATAACGTGTACGGTTAAAGGTCCTGTTCCTGCTGTACCTGCGACCTCGTCAATGTCTAAGTCGATTTGGTCGCCTTCAGAAAACAATGCTGTACCCGAACTATTAAAAGAACTTCTTCCAATAACTGAGGTTGCGCCATCAGTGGCATCGTGTGCCTGCTGAAGGGTATTTGCAGCCCATAAGTTATTAGCGCCGTTCGCCAACATTACTTCTGTAGCTGCAGAGCCTGAACCTAAACTCTTGACGCACATTTGTACGCTTTCGATATAACCATCGAATGGCATCTTTACACTAGCTTGGCTATCGCCTGTTGCTAGTGTGCCATCGACAGTCATTACTAAGGATGCCCATCTTCCAGATTTGTTATAACTCATTTCCTAATTCCTCCTAACTGAACTCATTCGCATGTTCTAGTTCAACTGCAAAAGCAGAATTGAGAACACTAGAGGCAAACGCCATCTTCCAAGCGACGGTTGCACGCTGATTGAGTGGGTCTTCTGAACCACCGGAACCAAGCGGTTTCACGATGATGTCGACAGGCTTGATGCCTTGGTCGCCAGTCAAAGGTTTGCCTTCAGGTCCAGCAGCATCTACGTCGCGTGGGTCGATGTTACCGATACCAACTTGACCGTAAGCCTCACGTCCAATGAAGAAAGCACCGTATACGTCTGCGGAACTTGCGCCACCATCTTCGTATTCTTTTGCGTTTGAAGATATGTAAATGTCGCAGTTCAAGAACCGACCCATAAAGCCGGTGCGCATTGGGTTGCCATCATCACGGGGTGATGCGTGGAAGAAGGTATTGGTGAACTTTTCGTCCTGCATGAGTGTTGCATAAGTATGTGGGTGAATGATTACAATAAACTGCTCTCCATCTACAGGCAACGCATTAGCTGCCATTAAGGTGGACAACGCTTTTACGAAATCCGCATAATCAATGTTGTCGGTAGTCGCAGCAATTTGCGTACGAGCCGTTCTAGCATTGGGGAAATTCGTAGTTACATTGCCAGCCAAGGCATCACGCTGAAGCGAGTCTGCCGATAAGCCAGCCTGTTCACCGAGCATACTTGAAAAAGTTGAAAGTATGGGGTCATAGCTTTCGTAATCAATCTGGTCGGTGTGCTGTAAGTAAGCGCCGTAATAAGATGGGTTTAAGGTAACCACACTAACAGATGCAGATTCACTCTCAGGAGTTACGCCTTCTGTTAGTACCGTTGTATTGGCGGAAAGAGCGGCGAATTTTCTGAACTCGGCACTCCCGTAGCCATTGATGTTGCCCTTCACTGCCCAGCGTCCATGCACAAGCCGTGGAACGGCTCGGATGAGCAAGCGGCGAAGGTACTGAGTTTTTACGCTATTAGATAGCGAACTTGATGTTACAGTAGCCATTTTCTACCTCGTATTTATTGGGGTAGCTGGTCGGGCTTAAGCCCTCCTGTTTCTACCCGTTTGAATATATCTTCCCACTCCTCGAGTGGTATATCAGCCATACGGGTATGCCCCGGGTTGCTCCCCTGTGGTGTCGTAGTGACGACCGCTTGGGGATTTGCCCTTTGCTGCTGTGGTGCTACACTATTTGCTTCGCCTATTCGACGAGACATCCAGTGGGTAGCACTGTTACGGATGTTATCAATAGAACTAGCGTCCAGTGCATCCGCAGGCACGCCCATGCGCAGAAAGTGTTCGCGCCACTCTCCTACTGCTTCTTGTACATCTGCTCGGTACTTTTGCTGTCGCAGTTGTTGTTGTACACCTTCGTACTTTTGACGGTAATAATCGGCTTGGAAGTCGCGACGTTCCTCATCGTTCATACCTTCCATCTTCTGCTCGCGTAATCTATCTTCAAACTTTTCACGCTGTTGACTCCATGTACTACGTTCGGCGTCAAACTTGCGTTGCTGTCCAGACATAGACCTACGCATACGCTCCATTTGTGACTGGAGTGTACCAAGTTGATGTTGGAGACCGGCTTGTTCCGGTTCCTGTGCTGGCGTTGCCGTAGGAGAAGCTACGGGTTCGCTGGCAGCGGGGGCTTGCGCCTCGGCTTGCTCTACGATGGGTGCTGACTCCGCGTCAGGACTTACATCGTCACTGGGAATGGGATTTATATTATCCACGGTTTTCCTCCTGCTATATGATTTGGGTTAATATTAAGGTCTTTTTGTACCAAGTGCAACTATTTTTTGCTTAATGCTGATTTTAATGCTTCATCTGTGTATTTTGGATTAGTTTCTGCCTCATATGCACTACCAGTAAGCCCTTTTACCCACTGTTTGAAGTCTAAAACATTAGACTCGCGCCTACGTGGGTATACGCTTGCAAGGTATGCCATAGTCCTGTTAGAGGGTTTACCAGACTTCAATTCTAATATCGCTAAAGGATTTACTTCTACTTTAGGATAAGTTGGTTTAGGTGGTGCTGTCACTCTACCTATCCGTAACGGGTCAACCTTACCGTACTCGGTTGTACTTCGTAATCCTAATGCTGTACCAAATGGTTCGGGGAACTCGAATCCTCTCGCCGGAATGTCTGGATACATACTATCCCGATAAATACTCTCACCTGTTTTTTTGTCCACTAACGCATCCACCTCTGGGTCTCTATATTGTTCTGCCCAAATAGGGTGGTCTGCCGCGTATAAATCTTTCATACGCCACAGTGCTTTTAGTTTTTCGTAGTCATCGGCACTCATAATTCTCTAAATGCCCTCCTTTCGTCAGGACTCAAACTATAATAGTATGATTGTAAATCAAATATGTCATCACCGAGAATTGACCGAGCATAGCCCCGGAATTGTTGGTTTAGCCCTTCAGCTGTCATAAAGTCACGGGTTTTATCCATGCTCGGCTCGTCTACACCAACCATCATTTTGGCATCTATAATCATATCGTAGAAAGCATGGAACTCCTCGTTGTCTCCAAAGGCTGTTGGGTCACCATCAGTCTTATACCAGAAGTCTAACCAATCGTCATTACCACCCAATGCGTCTCGTAGTGATTGTTTGTTAGGTCCAAACCATCCGATGACCTCCCAAATCTCGCGTGCCATCGTCTCTTCCGGTGTGTCATTACGCGTCATTTTTTGTTCAATAGAATAAATATCGCGTCCTTCTATAGCGGCTCGTAGCACTTCCGCAGAGGTAGCAGTAGGAGTATCAAATTGGTTACCGTATAGGTGGATTGCCCAATCTATAATCTCTTCTACGTCCGGCGATTTGCCATGGTCTTCATAAAATATTTCTTCAGCTACGTCACGCATATAACCGCTACGTGCACCAACTAGTTCCCAATACTTATTGTAAAAATTGTCACGCCACACACGATTGAGTGCATCATATACACCGTCTGTAGTTAAGTCCCAAGTATCATACGACTCACGGTTAGCCATTGCTAACAACACAGACCCATCGCCGATAGCTGTTGCAATATCTACATCTTCTTCCGCGCCGACTTTGATGACATGCTGTAAAGCCGGTGCCGCACTAGCAGGTATTATCACATCATACCAGTTATCTAATCGTACTTTGTATTCGTCAAAAGTCTCTTCAGTCTTATCGTAACGTGGTCTCAACTCACCCAAGTAACGCATGAATAAACTAATAATATGTTCTTTGATACTCTCATCTGACCTATAGTACGGTGACCACTTAAAACGAGCCTCTGGGTATTTTTCTAACAAGACATCGTTAGCTTCGTAATATGCAGTGGCTAGTTCAGCAGCTCCCTGCGAATCACCTACCGGAAGCTCTTTCAGCCCTGCCTGTAGATTGGCTTGTAAGCGGTTCTTTTCAGCTAGATAAGCTGTCTTTTGTTGTGATGTGGTTATATCAGAACTAACTTCTTCCCACCAACGTTTGCCATATACGGGCTGGTCATCCTCGTCCCGTACCCACGATATGGTTCCATACAAACCGCGCAGAACGCCTTCGCCTGTTTCATACCGCCATGTCTTATATACTTCCTCGTATTTAGAATCATCAGCAATCTTTCGCGCCAGTCGATTAGCTTCATCCCTGAGCTTGAAAAGTTCCCGCTCGCCTGCACCAAATTTCTTAGCGTAAGCACCGGTCAAGTATCCAAATAGGCGTGATGCGTACTCGCTTTTTTCAACATTGGCACGGGCTTGCTCGTATAACGCACCTTCCTGCGCACCTAAAGCTGTCTCAGCTTCACGTGCCAAACGTACTTTTTCCTCGCCATCTGCTGTGGCTGCGATAGATGTCGCAGTAATAGATAGTAATTCCCGCGCTATAAGGTATCCGCGCCACGGCACTTGCGGTGTCAGGTAGTCGTTTTCGTTCCAGTTAAGAGCTTCCTCCGACCGACTAATAATGTACCGTTGTGTCCACGGCGGTATCAGGTCAAGCTGTCCGAACAATGACCGCTCTGGATATTGATTCTCGTCAATGTAATTAGTAAATTTACGTATAGGTATATCTACCCACGGCGCCAGATATAATCCTGCTTTGGGACCGTTTGCATACAGGTAGTTTACAACCCGATTCATTATAGGTGCATCGGGGTCAATGGTATTTTCGTCATCATAGCTAGGACCTCGTTGCGGCATGACATCAGTAAATGACAGCGCATTAAATGGGTCTAAGTACCAATCCGTATCGCCCAACTTGAAATGTCCACGTAGTCTAGGCAGTGGTCCGCCAGCATTACGTGTCGCTCCAGCCTGCACTTGTATCCGCTCAGACAGGTCTTGGATTCTATTGTAGATAGTCAATATACGTGGATTGGTCGCTACAGTCTGTATCCACCACGGTATAGACCTTGATGGGAACTTCCAGAATGGAACTACCTGTTTCATAGCTTGGTCTAGGTTAGTGTCCCGACTGTAATCAATCATGGCATCATTAGTGATACCTACAGCTCCGCGTAAATGTTCCTTTTCTAATTGTTTTATGATTGGTGAATCTGCACCAAACTCGTCAATCAAGGTTTGCGGTATGCCTTCGCCTTTATCCCTACCAAACATAGCTAAATCATTCAAATAAGCCTTGAGCATCTTAGCTCTCCTAGCCCATTGTTCTAATTCAGCAGAGTTTTCTAACTCCATATAACCGCTTCCCTTTAGATGTTCAATCAACTCGTCTACCCACATCCGGTAGGCTTCACCCAAAATGTGGCGGTCAAACTCAAGACCTTTTGTATGTTGGCTTCGCATACTATTAGGAGGTAAATCGCCCCAGTTAGAACTCGGTTTTTGCGCCAGCTCAACACCACTGTCAGTACGATAGCCACGTTTCGATAAGGCGTTTTTAATATCATCGTAAGGAATAAAGCTGTCCAGCGTATAGTTCATACCGGTATCTCCGTTGATGGAATCCAGTAGCGCAGTATGGTAATTGAAAGGTCCTTCTGCGGGTAAGATTTCATCCCAACCGGTAGCCCGTAGATTGGCTACGCTAATATCTCGTAATCTAAACTGGTTAGCTTTACGGAGAGCCTCTAACATCTGGGGAGTGTAGTCCACACCACTTAATGCGGCAGTAGTCCACTCAACGCCTTCGGCGTATCTGTCACTTATGTCAGCAGATAACTGCTTGACAATATCTTCTCCAGACACTTGTTTGTATAGATGGTCTACTAGTACACGGTCTACATGTTCCTGTGTTATAGCCTGTTGTGCCGTACCCCGCTTGTAGGCGTTGATTTGTGACTCAAGGAACTGTACCATATAGTATGCGTAACCAGAATCTAACTCTTCTGGATTGACTATAAAAGCTATATCGCTAGGTCCTTCTCTAGTACGGGACACCTTACCGGCATTGTTACCTACCCGTTTGATATAGAAGTCGCCTTCACCACGCGCCTTCATTTTCCACGGTAAATCAACAGTCTTACGGGTGGGTCTTGCGGCAACGACAACTCTGCCTTGATGCGAAGGTACATCTACAAAGCCTTCCAATTGCTTCATCAATTCCCGCACAGACTCATCTACAACACTATCACCAGTAAGTACCATATTCAAAGGTGGTAAGAATACCTTTGGTTCAAACACTCTTTGGTCTATGAGAGCCTGATTATCGAAAGCTGTGTCTATAAACACTTGTAACTCGTCTGCGTAAGCTAAAGCGTCATCCGCTCGACCCTCTGCCATTGCAATGTTCATGTTTTTGGCAAGCTGCTGCAAGTCAGTTTCTACCGGTATATCGCGCCATGCTTTTACTACCCTATCTATGGCGTCTCCATTGTCCGCTACTACATCATCATGCTTGGTTTTCCATGTACCTTCTTTTGTTGTTTCGTTAAGTAATCTCACAGCTCGCTTTAGTTTGTCGTCTGCGTACATACCAAGCTCGTCGTAGGTGGCAAATTCGCGTGCTTCTACTTCAACTATCTCTCTAAAAACATCACCAGCATGAACCAAGCTAAACCACACATCACCTTTCTGGTCGCCGGGTATCTGTTGTGCTTTGTGTTGTTCATCCTTCAAAAACATTTCAATAAATTCTTCTTGCGCTTCAAACGGTGCTTTAGTTGACGGTTGCACTGTATTACTTGGTATTAATCTTGCCATAGTTGACGGTTGCGGTGTATCACTTGGTATTAATTCTGATGATGCTCTTTTCACAAATGTTTCGTTAGTGAGCGCCCAGCGTGCCAGTGGGTCATCAATGGTTCTGGCATGTGCCTGCCATGCCGCTACATCACCTAACATATCGAAATCATTTTTGAAAGCAAAGTAAGCTATGTAGTCGTGGGTTGCCTGTAACACATCGTTCTCAAGCATACGGTACATTACCTGTTCGCCAGCTTCGTCCAGCATGGGTACTATTTCACC